ATGCCACCGGTAGCAGCAGACGCAGCCCGTATGCGGCTTGCAGAAGCGTTGTTTAGGGATGTGCCTCGGGGTTCAGTCTTTGAACAAGCCGGATCGTTAAGCACCCCTGCCACTAGAGGTGCTGCTAGGCTTGAAACGCTAGGGCCTGAAGCTCGTATCGCTGATGTGGGTGGTCAGAGTACGACCCGCCTTGCTGATGTGCTGGCGACCCTTCCTGGCAAGGCTAAAGAAACAATGGAACGGGCTATTCGTGAGCGTCAAGCCGGACGACCGGGCAGGATTGTTGGTGCGGCAGAAGAAGCCACAGGGTTAGGCAAAGGTTTCAAAGCAACCGAGCAAGCATTTATTGCAGAGCAAGCGGCGAAGGCTGCGCCGTTGTACGAGCAATTGCAAGGAATGTCGGTTCGGGTGGATGACAGCTTGCATGGGTTGATTCAACGAGCGCCGGATGCCTGGAAAGCCGCACAAGACCTGGCCCGCAGAGAAGGCAAAACCCCGCTAGATTTGTCTAAGATCAAGCCAGGCGATGACCTGTCGTTTGAGGCATTGGACACGTTGAAAAAAGCATTGTGGACAATTGGTGAAAAAGAGAAAGTAAACTTTAAAGCCACCGCAGAAAGCCGAGCGACTGACAGCCTCCGCAATGAACTGACGCGCAAGCTAGATGCTTTGTCCCCTAAAGATCAGCAAGGCAATTCGATCTATAAAGCGGCTCGGGATGCGTTTGCAGGCCCTGCTGAAGCACAAGCCGCATTGCAGCGTGGCAGAGAGATATTCCGCGAGGATGTGGTCGATCTGCCGTCAATTCTAAAAGGTATGTCACCTAGCGAAATTGAAGCCTTTAAGGTTGGTACGATTCAAGCAATTCGCGACAAGGCAGGCACAGAGGGCGGGCAAACTTCCCTGTTAAAGATGTGGAAAGAATCCAAAACAAGCGACCCGCTACGCATGGCGTTTGGTGATGATTTCCGACGGTTTTCTGCTGAGATTGCAAAAGAAGGCAAGCTAAAGCAGATGGAAAGTGTCGGACGAGGATCGCAAACAGCATCAAGACTAGCAGCGGCAGAGGAATTAGGCGCAGCGGGTGACCTTGGGCGCGGTGCGATGGATGTTACACGCGGCAATCTCATGGGCGCTATGCAGAACTTTGGGAATGCGTTGTCGGCTCGGCAAATGCCTGAACCAACGCGCAACAAACTTGCTGAACTGTTAATGAAGCAAGGGCCAGCAGCAAAGATGGAACTGCAAGACCTTGATCGATTCATTCAGCAAATCAACGCACAACGCGCACGGCGTGCAGGTATGACAGGCGCAGCAACAGGACAAGCAACCACGCAAGGGGCACAGCAATGAGCTACAACGGCAGCGGCGTTTTTCAGATCAATACAACGGGGCAACCTGTCGTAGCGGGCACAGTCATTTCCTCAACAGCGTTTAACGCGTTGACTTCGGACTTGGCGACCGGTCTTTCGACTGCAATCACGAAAGACGGTCAGACGACTGTTACTGCAAACATTCCCCTAGCAGGCTTCAAGATCACTGGTCTTGGCGCTGCAACGGTAGGGACTGATGCGGTTCAGTATGGGCAAATTCAGAGCAATACTGACAAGCTAGTAACTGTTAGCGGTACTGATACGCTGACCGGCTCAGTCACTCCTGCGCTTACTGCATACGCTGCTGGCAATCTGTTCTCGTTTGTCGTAGCTAACACCAACACCGGCGCGGTAACGATCAACATTGATGGCGTGGGTTCTAAATCCATTACTCGCACAGGATCAACTGCGCTAGTAGCAGGCGACATGGTTGCTGGCGAGGTTGTGCTGATTGAGTATGACGGCACTCGATTCCAACTGTTGAACGGTAACAGCTTCACGAATCTGAATGTTTCAGGCAATGAGACTATCGGCGGGACATTGACCTATGGCGGTGTGACGCTAACGAATGCAGTCACCGGCACTGGCAAGATGATGTTGGATACTAGCCCGACTGTAAATAACCCGACCGTCACGAACTACGTTGAAAGCGTCGTTGCCATTGGTACGGTAACGACTACGAACACGCTGTCACTAACTAACGGAACGGTTCAAACGGCTACGCTCACCGCATCCACAGCTTGCACGTTCACGATGCCGACTGCTACTGCGGGCAAATCTTTTGTGATGATGCTTAAGCAAGCAGCATCTACGGGCAACGGGACTGCGACATTTACGGGTGTCGATTTTGGAACTGCGGGCGCTCCGACAATTACCGCAACCGCAGGCAAAATGGACATTCTGACCTTCATCGCTGACGGTACGAAATGGTACGGCAGCATCGCTCAAGGATATACCGCATAATGTTTTCAGCTAAAAACTTTTTTCTTACTAACAAAAGTTTTTTTCCGCTTGTAGCTGATTATCTTGTCATAGCAGGCGGCGGTGGCGGTGGCTCTCAAGCAGGCGGCGGCGGGGGCGCGGGTGGTTATCGTTCGTTCACATCGCAGTCCTTAGTTGTTTCAACTAATTACACCGTCACAGTTGGCGCAGGTGGTTCGGGCGGCGTTGCAGGCGGTTCAAGATCAGTTGCGGGCAACAATTCAGTTTTTTCTACGAATACCGCAGCGGGCGGCGGCGGTGGTGGTGGACGTACTGGCGGATCGGTTTATGGTCCGAATGACGGTGGATCGGGAGCAGGCGCAGCCGGTCCAGGCAGTCTTTTGGGAGGTTCAGGCAACACGCCAAGCACTTCACCCTCGCAAGGAAACAACGGCGGTAATGGTGATGGTTCAGCATTTTGGCAAGGCGGTGGAGGTGGCGGTTCGGGGTCTGTTGGCGTAAATGCAACGCCTATAGTTGCAGGCGACGGTGGATCGGGTACTGCCAACTCAATTAGCGGATCGTCCGTAACCTATGCGGGCGGCGGTGGCGGTGGTTCTCAAGGCGCAACGGCTGGAACAGGTCAAGGCGGCGGTGGCAACGGAACGAATGACAATACGACCGCAGGGGCAGGAACAGCTAACACAGGCGGCGGTGGTGGCGCGGGAGGCCAGGGCAGCGGCAACGGTGGAAGTGGCGGCAATGGTGGATCAGGCGTAGTCATCATCAAAGTGCCTAGCACCTACACAGCAACCTTCTCCGGTGGTGTAACGCAGACTTCCACGACTAGCGGCGGGTTCAAGATTTACACTGTCACGGCCACATCTACAACTAGCGAAACCGTATCGTTTGCATAGGAAAAATCATGTCGCACTTTTCAAAACTTGATTCAAACAATGTTGTAATTTTTGTCACCGTTGGACGCGATGAGGATGACGGGAAAGAAGCAGAACTGTCAGCCCGCACCGGTGACGTTTACAAGCAGACTTCCTACAACACGCACGGCGGAGTTCACTCACTCGGTGGCACTCCATATAGAAAGAATTACGCTGGCATCGGCTACACCTATGACGCGCAGCGCGATGCTTTTATTCCTCCGCAGCCGTACCCGTCATGGCAGCTAAATGAGGACACTTGTCTGTGGAATTCGCCCGTGCCTATGCCTACTGATGACAATCGGTATTCGTGGGATGAAGCTACAACTTCATGGGTGCAAGCATGAAGCTGATCCGTTTGACTAACGCTACCAAAGGCCGTATCGGTGAAGGATTGATCCTGAACACCGAGGCAATGATGTCATTCTTTGAAAACACGCAAGAGGATGGCACAAAAGTTACCGTTGCTTTTGGAATGAATGGCAATTCTTGGGAGGTGCAAGAATCCATTGATGAAATCATGGCGGTTATTGATGGAGAATAATCTCGAAGCAAAGTTTCTGACGCATGAGGCTGTGTGCGCGGAACGGTGGAAAGAGACGATTCTTCGCATCAAGCGCATAGAGTCTATTGGCATTGCTTGTGCCGGTTCAATCATTCTTCTTTTGCTGCATTTGGTCACAAAAGGGGGTTGAATGAATGATCGACCCCGTAACGATTGGAGCAGCGTTTGCCGTAGCTAAGACTTCGGTCGCCTTTGTTAAAGAGGCGATCAACATGGGCAAGGAAATCCGTGATTGCTACGGGGAACTGTCCAAGTTTTTCACGGCGCAAGGTCAGATTGAAAAAGCCGCTAAACAGGTCGAGGCGGCAAAGGCAGCAGCAAAGCCTGATGATCCAAAGGAGGCAGCAGCGCAGGAATCAGTGCTGTCTCAGGCATTCACCATCGTCATGCAGCGCAAGCAGGCGAAAGAGTTTGAACGCGAATTGCGGGATATGTTCGCTCTCAAAGGCGAGATGGACTTGTACGCAGAGCTTTGTGCGGAGCGCGATAGGATCAGCGGCGAGCAAGACGAGGCAAATCGAGAGGCTATCCGCAAGGCCAGGTTAGCGAAAGACCGCGCTGCTAGGAAAAAAGAAGAATTTGAGCAAGCCTTGATGACTGCTGGAATCTTTGTGTTTTTAGGCATAGGCGGCATCATCGTATTCGTTGCAATTTACTTTAGAGGCTGAAATGCTATCTCTGATCTCAAGTTCGATTTCGTTCCTAATGGGCGGTTTGCCGTCGATCCTGTCGTTCTTCCAAGACCGAGCCGACAAGAAACACGAGATCGCCCTAGCACAAATGCAGATTGAGCGCGAACTGGAGCTAAAGAAAGCCGGTTTCGAGCTTGAGAAACAGATTGAGGAAATCAAGACCGAGCAGATCAAGGTGCAGGCGCAAAGCCGGACTGAAGAACTAGCCGTTCAGTCGCAGCAAGTCGCTGTAACCGAGAAAATCGCCCTCCTACAGCACGACACGGACAGCGCCAAGGGTGCTAGTCAATGGGTGGTCAACGCACGCGCTATGGTGCGTCCTGGCATCGCCTACGGGATGTTTTTGCTGTTGGTGTTCGTGGATGTATTCGGCTTCCTGTACGCCTTCAAGACGGGCGTGGCGTTTGACGTGGCGCTGAACAATCTGTGGGATGACGACTCGCAGATCATCTTCAGCAGCATCATTGCTTTCTACTTCGGCGGGCAGGCATTTAAGCGATGAAAGTCTCGCCGCTGTGCATCAAGATGATTGCACATCACGAGGGCGTGCGTTACAAGCCTTACCGCTGCCCTGCTAACTTGTGGACTATCGGAATCGGGCACGTCATGTATCCCGACCACGCAAAGCTGACAATGGCTGACCGGCTGAAAGTAGACTTACATCCCGAGGACAATCGGGTGTGGAGCAAGGAGGAAGTGGATGCAATTCTTGCAGGCGATTTGGCTCGATTTGAGCGCGGCGTTACCCAGTATTGCGGAGAGCTTGCCCAAAGTAAATTCGATGCTCTCGTTAGCTTTGCTTTTAATCTTGGTTTGGGAACGCTACAGCGCAGCACCCTCCGTCAGAAGGTTTTGCGGAGGGATTACCAAGCGGCTGCGGCTGAGTTCATGAAGTTCACCAAGGCAGGGGGCAAAGTCCTGCCAGGGTTGGTCAAGCGTCGAACTGATGAAGCGCGGCTTTTTTCTTCATAACCCAACGGTATTGCTGTTCACTCATAACCCGCTGGTCAGTCTCGGGGCATGAATTGACTTTGCACCACATGACCTTATCGCCGGTCTTGAAAGCAACGTCACACACTTTGCAGCGTTCATAGTTTTCCATTTTGATCCTTTTGCCGTTCGTGGAATTCTACTTTTAGCTCGGATACTGCCACCAGTAGGTCATTGGTGAGGGCAGAGGCTTTCCACCATTGTTTGCCTAGTGCAGCGTGGTGTATCTCTTTGCGAAGCCTATCAACTTCAAGAATGCTTTCTGAATAGTCTTTCATGTCAATGTTTTCCCAATCCAAAGTAACGCGCCAATGATGGCAATTCCTAGTCCCATCATCATTACGGCAGCGCAGGCATCTTCTAACCATGCCCGTTTGTCATTGATCGGATCAACAAACATCACAAACACGGCAAACGATACTGCAATCATAAACAAGCCTCCCCAAAAGATCATTTTCCCCCCTTTGTTAAATGGTAACGCTCACGGCACAGGGTTCGGTGGCACTCTTTGCACCAGGACGAGAGCGTTTTGTATTCTGTCAAGTTGAACTCTGTTGGCGGCTTGATCTCTTGGCACTTCGTGCATTGTGCCGGGTGTTCCTTCAGCCTCCAGCGTCTCTGTTTTCTCATTTTCTAGCTTCCGAATCAGTTTGTGATTGAGTTTCCACATCATGTGCTTGGTGCGGGTTCGTCCGTTGTATTGCAGACGTAGACCCATGCGGGAAACAAGTCCATCCTTTGCCATGCCGTTGAGATAGCTGCCAATAGTGCCAGCATCCTCGTTTAAGATTCCGGCAATGTTGACACCCGTCATTTCAATATCACGCGCTAAGACTTCACGCATGGCAGCAATGATTTGACGGGCGCGGGGTTTCAGAGCTTGGGCAGGCATGTAACATCCACCACGCTAGGCACTAACTGATTGTTAACCTTGCGCTTCGTGCTGATGACTACGGGGCGCATACCTGCACGTTCGCACTCACCAATACCGTTAATGACTTCAAGCCTAGACAGCGGCGGCACTTCCTTTTCGACTTGCAAGCTAGAGATAGCCTCGGGAACGGTAGTGCTTGCGGTAGGCTGCAATGATGCACAGCCGCTAAGGATTACAACTGCAAAGCAAAGCATTTTCATTTTGCCACCTGTATCAAAGTTTCACCCTGCTGCTGGCGGGCGCGGTTAAAGACAACGCTAACGTCGGTATGGCTAGATTTTGTCGGTGTGAACTTGCCATCTAGGATGTATAGATTCCTTTCCCGCAAATACTTGATGCACTCCTTGCGTTGTTCGTCGTAGCGTCGCGGATCGTGCGGCCTCCAGTTCGATACGTCGATCAAGTCGGGCTGTAGTGCGTCGTAGGTCATCATCCAATTGATTGCATCAGCTAGTCTCATCATCATCCTCCGGTAAGAATCTGCGGCGTGCGGGATTGTTTTGCCAAAAGTAAAGATTGAATCGAAAGTTACGGCGTTGCTCGGCTGTAATTTGCTTGGTGAAATAATTATCTGTGTCGTCGTACATGGCTTTTATCAATTGCTTTTTAAACCTATCGCCATCCATGCCGATCATTTCGACGTAATGCTGCGCTCCCTCCATAAGAAACATCATTGCATCCATTGCTTTGTCTTGAGCAACGGGTACTTTGTGCCTCGCTGAATCGTTGCGTTTGACGGGCTTCAAGCAAGCATCAAGCACTGCAAGCGAAACAACGTTTGCAAGAAGTTGAGTGCAGGCTACTGTTTGGGCTTCTTCATCCATAGTGCCTCCGTGGTGGGGTACTAGCACCGGGTGCGCTACCCTGCGAAGTCGCAGAGCGCCGATGCTTTCCCCCGTTGTTAAATAGTCACAGTTTGGTAGCCGTAGCCGATGCCGCAGTAGCCGTAGTCGTAGCCGTCGCCATCGCCGTCGCCGTCGCCGTAGCCGCCGCCGCAGTAGCCGTCGCCGTTGCCGTAGCCGTAGCCGTCGCCGTAGCAGTCGCCGCAGTAGCCGTCGCCGCCGCCGTATCCGTAGCCCACTGGAAGCATCACAGCCCCCAAGTTTCAGATACCGGCACGATAAAAATTACCGAAGCAAGCGGCACTTCAACAGGATCACAGGGGCGCAGATCGACGCGCTTATCTTTTGGCTTAGCAATCACGCCAGCAAAACCGATCTCAGTCCACTTAAAGACATGCAAAGCGTTTGTAATTCGGACGCTTTTCCCGACCACCGTATCTATTTGCTCTGTATCGCCAGCAAAAATCCAGCCTGAATTCACCACCACAACTGCACGATTGCCTGCGGCTTTAACGGGCGCATATTCAACACCATCAATCACGATTTTGTTCATGTTTTCACCTATCAAAAAGGGATATCGTTATCTAAGTCAGACATGTCGCCAGCTTTCTTAGGCTTGGGCTGATCTTTGTTCTTGTGCTGCATACTGCAAGACATAAATTTCCCTTTCGCGCCCTCTCTGATCCAAGCTGATATCCATATCGGTTCGCCGTTAAGGTCAAGACCATCTCCCCTGTAATCAGGGTGATTGTCGGTTTCTTTCTTTTGATTCTTGAACAGAGTAAAGCTGCCGGGTTTTGGGATGTAAGCCATGGTTAGCCTTTCTTCAATGCTGCGCGTTGTTTGGAATCAAACCGTGACCACAATGCCGTTTTTTCGTCAGCATCAAGGTTTTGATCGTCTATGTATTTTTTTGCACTTTCAATATTGTTCAGATTGATTTGAGCAATGACTTCCTCCGCAATGTCAGATAAGAATTTTTGTTCGTCGGCAGGCATTGTGTCCCACACAGACACAGCTATCGACTTGGGCGCGGATTTGGTGGCCGCATTGCCGTCGTCATCTTCGGGAGCTACACCGCAGGCAGCAGCTAGGCTGTAGCGGCGGGCATAGGTCAGAGCTGATCCGAAACCCTGTGCGTCTGCCTTGCTGACCGGCAGGTTAAGCACACCGCAGCTAAGCCACTCACCGGATGCGTGCATCAAGATCGTTTCGACGCGCACTTCATCCTTGTCGCTAGGTTCGATCCGCTGAACGTAGCTTAATCCGCATTGACCAAACGCAGGACGAATGGCCTCAACCACCGAGGACAAGTCCGCGTATTTGGATTTGAAGAATGGATTGGCGCTGTCTTTAACAGCACCTTTGATGTTCATTTGCGCCATTGCAAGCGCGGTGGCCAGGTTGGTGATGGATTCGGATTTGTTCATGCTAGTACCCCCGTAACGATAAGTATGAAAAGTAGTGTGAAGCCGATAGCCACTGCGCGATCCCCGTTCATATTCCGAGCTTCCTGTTGAAACGTTCATAGTCAGTATCGCCAGGGCCGACCCAACGCTCCCACTCGCGGGACTTCATCTCTCGGTCGGCGTCGAGTTCTTCTTGCGTCATAGGCAACTTAAAGTGGATGCCTTCCGGTTTGCACGTACCCCATGCAAGGCGCTCGGTGTTGCAGTAGATCGGCATGATCTTGCCGGTGACCGGCGAAAACAGAGTTTTGCGACCGCAGCGCGATGCTTCGGCGTTAGTTTTGTCGGCTTCGTAGTACATACAGTTTTTGCAGATGTTCATTTGTTGTCTCCTGTTGTTGTCAATTACTGCAAGACGGACTTTACTTAGCTAGTGGCACAATGTCAATACTTGTTGCAAAGGAAAATTGTAAAGTATTCTTAACTAAATCAATGCCGCTTGACAAGATAGATTGACACAGGTTAGGATGCTTTGCAAGTTATCTTTAACCCTACAAGGAACATCATGAAAATCGCACAGGCAGAAGCACACTTTGGCAACCGTCGCAAACTAGCCGAGGCTCTCGGCATTACGAGCCAAGCAGTGAGTCAGTGGGCGAAGCGCGGGCAAATCCCCGAGGGCATGGCATACAAGCTCCAGGTGGTCACAAACGGCGCTCTGAAGGTCAATCCTACTGACTACATCCCCGTTGCTCAGATGGTGGCTGAAATCGTCCCACAGCAATGAAATTCCTCTCTGTCTGTAGCGGCATTGAGGCGGCTTCCTGCGCGTGGGATTGGGAGGCGGTCGCTTTTTCCGAGATTGAGAAGTTCCCTAGTCAAGTTTTGTCATATCACTATCCAAAAACCCCGAACTGGGGCGACATAACTAAGTTTAAGGAATGGCCTGATGCAAATGTCGATGTTCTCGTCGGAGGAACACCCTGTCAGTCTTTCTCAGTCGCAGGACTGCGAAAAGGATTGGATGACCCGCGTGGCAACCTCATGCTCACGTATCTTGCCATTGCTGCAAAGTATCGGCCCAAGTGGGTGGTTTGGGAGAACGTCCCCGGCGTGCTATCCAGTAACGGAGGACTCGACTTTGCCTCCTTCCTTCGAGGGTTGGGGGAATGCGGGTATGGGTTCGCCTACCGAGTTCTTGACGCTCAGTACTTCGGAGTGGCCCAGCGACGCAGACGTGTGTTCGTTGTCGGATGTCTTGGAGACTGGAGAAGTGCCGCAGCGGTTCTTTTTGAGCAGCACAGCCTGCAAGGGCATCCTGCGCCGAGCAGAAAAACGGGGGAAAACCTTGCCAAGTGCCTTACGACAAGCACTCAGCGCTATGACACAGAAACAGAAACATTAGTTACGCAACCAATCCCAATCAATACCATGAACGCAATGCGAAGCCCCGATGCTGATTCAAGCACAGGGTGCGGGATGGGTGAAGAGGGCGAGGCTATGTTTACTCTTAGCAAAGCTCATAGCCATGCAGTAGCGCAGCCGATTGCTCCCACATTGACCGCCGCGAACAATCCAAGTCGCTCTCCGCAGGCAAGCGAAGTGACGGATCAAATCGCCGCCGTCTACGCAACAAGCATGGCGGTGCGCCGCCTCACCTGTGTTGAGTGCGAGCGCCTCCAAGGCTTTCCCGACGGCTACACGGACATAAAGCTAAAGGGCAAGCCTACCCCTGACGGCCCACGCTACAAGGCGTTAGGGAACTCTATGGCAGTCCCTGTGATGCGATGGATTGGGCAGCGGATTGAAGCAGTTGACAAGATCA